TCCATTAGACCCTCCTTTCATTATAAAGAATATGGGCATAGTCCGAAAAGGTTTGATTACCATACCTAGCGGAAGAACGGATTTGATACCAGAAGATTACGTGATAGTCGATAAGCGTGTCGACTCACCAATCGAACCTTTTGACTTTAAGTTTCAATTACGACCTTCGCAACAGACGGTATATGACGATGTCACTGACAGTTGTATAATTAACGCTTGGGTCAGTTGGGGAAAGACATTTACTGCGTTAGCTATCGCAAATAAGCTTCAACAGAAAACATTGATTGTAACGCACACTTTAGCGTTGCGATCGCAGTGGGAAAAAGAAGTACAAAAAGTCTTTGGAATTACACCAGGTATCATAGGTAGTGGTAAGTATGAAATTGACTCACCAATTGTAGTGGGTAATGTACAAACTCTTTACCGTAGAATGTCGGATATTGATTCCATTTTTGGAACTGTTATACTTGACGAAATGCACCATGTATCCAGTCCCACATTTACTCGTATCGTTGATGCTAGTAAAGCAAGGTATAAGATTGGATTAACAGGTACAATGGAACGAAAAGATGGACGTCATGTTATCTTTCGTGACTACTTTAATACAAATGTGTATAAACCACCAAAAGAGAATTACTTAGTACCAAAAGTACATGTTCTCAAGTCGGGAATAAGATTCCCAGACGGTGCAAATACACCTTGGGCTTCCCGTATAAATGCAATAGCTTATAACTGGGAGTACCAAAATATGATGGCAGTTCTAGCGGCAAAGTATGCTGCTCGTGGACACAAAGTGCTAGTAGTATCAGATAGAGTAGATTTTCTTAAACAATGTAATAGACTTGTTGGAGAGAACTCTATTTGTGTTACTGGTGATATTCCACATGAAGAAAGACCTGCACTCATAAAACAAATTTTTGGAGACAAAGATGTTCTATTTGGAACACAAAGTATATTTTCTGAAGGAATATCATTAGATTGTCTGAGTTGTATAATTTTAGCAACTCCTATTAATAACGAACCCCTACTTACACAGCTTGTAGGACGTATCATTAGAATACACGAAGACAAGCCTCAACCAATCATAGTAGATATTCATTTGGTCGGTAAAACAGCAAGTCGTCAGGCAAATGCGAGAATGGGGTATTACATGAAACAAGGTTATGAAGTTGAGACCATATAGCTTGGAAAAATACTTCTTGACAAACGGTTAAATTTTTGATATAATGATACTCTATAATTGGAAAAAGATACTAAAAGAGACGAATGGAAAAGTTAGTGATATAGTTGCTATACTTTATATTCTGACTTATAAAAAAGAACCTCCAATCAATAGAAAGGATAGGCGGTTCAAGTTTTGGCAAAAGAGCTTTCATGGTGATAGCTTTTTGGTTAATCCTGAACCTTTGCTTATTCAAAGAACTAGATATTCAGACGTGGAGATTGCGCAGTATGCAGGTATCGCTTCACTCCGCAATGTATTTGAATATCGTAGTAAAAAAGATACCACACTGGACTTGCTGGTCTATACAGGAAAGCAAGATATATTAATAAAAAACAGACTACTTCAAGTAAATAATGGTAGAATCCATTTTAAATTTGAAGAAGTTACTAAAGGAGAAATGCAATGGCATTAACATTTAATAAATTAAAGGGCGAAGCCCAAAAAGGAAAAATCGAGAGCTACACATATGTAGAAGGAGATAACACAGTACGTTTAGTTGGTGATGTATGCGCAAGATACGTTTACTGGCTAAAAGGAGAGAATGATAAAAATGTTCCTTTCGAATGTCTATCTTTTGACAGAGAAAAGGAAACATTTACAAATCTTGAGAAAGATTGGGTAAGAGAATATTATCCAGATATGAAATGCACCTGGTCATATGCTATTCAGTGTATACATGGTGGTAAAGTAAAAGTTCTTAATCTTAAAAAGAAATTACTTGAGCAAATCATATTAGCAGCTGAAGATTTAGGCGATCCTGCCGACCCAGATACTGGTTGGGACGTTTACTTCAAAAGACTTAAGACTGGTCCAATGGCTTATAATGTGGAGTATCAATTACAACCACTTAAGTGTAAACCAAGACCACTTACAGAAGAAGAGCAAGAATTAATTGCTGATCTTAAGTCAATGGACGAAGTCCTTCCAAGACCTACTGCTGACGCACAAAAAGAATTATTAGACAGAATCAGAAGTGGTTCTGCGAACTCTAATGCGGACGACAGTATTAATGAGGAGTTTGACTTATCATGATTGGAGTAGGAGAGAGGTTTCCTGCATTTAAATTGCAGGGTGTTAATAAAGATAATGAATTTGTAGAAGTTTCTGTCACAGAACACTACGATCCCTTAAAGCACGATTACACCGTAATCTACTTCTATCCAAAAGATTTTACGTTTATATGCCCGACTGAAATAGCGGGCATGGACGTCTTAGTAGATGAGGCAAATGTAATCGGTATTAGTGGTGATAATGAGTTTTGTAAGTTAGCTTGGAAAAAAGATAACGAACTCATTGGAGATATAAACCACTCACTTGCGGCTGACTGTGGACTGAGACTTGCAGAAGAACTAGGAATAGTTGATGAAGAAGCAGGTGTTTGCTACAGAGCAACTTATATTATTGATAGAGATGATATAGTACAGCACGTAAGTGTAAACGCATTAGACACAGGTAGAAATGCAAACGAAGTTCTTAGAACTTTACAAGGCATTAAAGCAGGTGGATTAACAGGTTGTGAATGGCAGCCAGGAGAAGACTTTGTAAGATGAAGAAGCCAAACTTATACAGAAGAACAATATTGTTCATTGTAGACAGCTGGAGACTAGTGATGAACGCTAAGTATAATCCACTTAAACATATTCCTGACCCTAGTTTACAAACATATTTTATGTTAGTATTATTTACAATGTGGTCAGTATATTTTGGATTTGTAGCATCTTATTACATGGGATGGCTAGGATACAATACTGTATTAAGTATTGCAGTACATGCAGGGGTATTAATACCCCTTGCATTTACAAACGCAATCTTTTTAGATGCGGAAAGAGACAATGCTCCATGGTTATTTCAATGGAGAACTGAACAAGAACAATGGAAGTTTTGGAAAAATAGACCTTCAAGCAAAGGTCAAAACATAGTCAAATGGGATATAGATAAGGAAGCTTAATGAAAGGATATATTTTAGCAATAGTATTGATGATGGTTGGTACTATAACTATGGCATATAACAATCTAGAGTACAAAGGTTATGAGAGAGTGCATGGTTGTTATGGAGAATGTTATGAAGAGTATGTAGCAATCAACGGAACAGCAGTAGAAATAGAAATGAAAAAACAAGAACTCGCAAATGCAGATGAGTTCTCATCAATAAGAGGATTATGGGCAGGTTGTGCTGCTTGTCATGGGAATGAAGGTCAAGGTATGGCAGTATTTCCAGCACTAGCAGGAAGAAGTTCAGATTATATTATTGATAGACTTACTACTTACAAAAATAGAGGTGAAGTAGGAGCTATGAGTTCGACAATGTGGGCTCAAGCAGGGATGCTTACTGAACAAGAAATAGAAACTCTTGGCAACTTCATAGAAGTGGGGATGTCTAAATGATTTTATTTACAGCAGATTGGCATATTAAACTAGGGCAGAAAAACGTTCCTATGCCTTGGGCATGTTCAAGATATGAACTATTTTTCCAACAAGTAGAAGACGCTGTACAAAAACATGATATTAAATTACACATCATAGGTGGGGACTTGTTTGATCGAGTTCCTTCTATGGACGAACTTACTCTTTACTTTGATTTTGTAAAAAATACAAAAGTAGAGACAATAATATATGACGGTAATCATGAAGCTACTAGAAAGCATAAGACATTCTTTGATAATCTAATAAGAGTAACAAAAGAATTAAATCCTCTAGTAACTGTAATTACGGAAACATATTATCAAGATGATTGGGCAATACTACCATATGCTGACTTGCACAAAAAACATAGTATAGAGGATATAAATGCCGATTATTTATTTACACATGTACGTGGAGAGATACCACCACATGTAACACCAGAAGTAGCTTTAGAAAAATTTGACAAGTTTAAAACGGTTTTTGCAGGAGACTTACATGCTCACGAGAATACTCAAAGAAATATTGTGTATCCTGGAAGCCCTATGACTACGTCATTTCATAGAAATGAAGTTAAAACTGGTTATTTAGTAATTGATGACGATTGGAACTGGACTTGGCATGAATTTAACTTGCCACAGTTAATTCGTAAGACAGTTACAAGTACAGAAGAAATGGTGCAAACTGAATGGCACCATACAATTTACGAAGTAGAAGGAGATGTTTCAGACTTGAGCGGGGTCAAAAATTCTGACCTACTTGATAAAAAAGTTATCAAACGAAAAACAGAAGCAACTCTCATACTTGACAAAGAAATGACAATCGAGGAAGAGTTAGGAGAATATCTCTCTTACATACTTGAACTCGATGAAGATAAAGTTAAAAAAATTATAGGAGTATTCAGTGATCACGCTAGAGAAGCTAACATGGAGTAATTGTTTCAGCTATGGCTCAGACAATGAAATAGAACTTAACGACAACACTTTAACACAACTTATCGGCACAAATGGTGCTGGTAAGTCTTCTATACCTCTAATTTTAGAGGAAGTTCTTTTCAACAAAAACTCCAAAGGTATTAAGAAAGCAGATATTGCGAATAGGCAAGTCAATAAAGGTTATGACATTAGTCTTGATTTTACAGCGAATGATGATTCATACCATATTGACGTGGTTAGACGTGCAAATATTAAAGTAAAGTTACTTAAAAACGGTGAGGATATTTCTTCACACACTGCGACAAATACCTACAAAACATTAGAAGAAATTATTGGGATAGACTTTAAGACTTTTTCACAGATTGTCTATCAAAATACCAAT